CTGATTGGCAATCATTCCAGCTAGATTATCTTCAATAGCTGCAACCTGGCCTTGGCCCATTGCGTCTTTTACCCAAGAGATAACCTGTTCTTTTGTCAGGTTAGCGTAAGGGGTAAATGTCGCATCTGGATCTAAAGTAACGCCTTGTGAGCCATAGACAGTTGAGAAATATTGTCCATCAGCGCCGTTCACGCGCCAGTGAACGGTAAACACAACGTCAGAGAAACCGTCTTTTTGTGGATAGGCTTCCATTTGCTCAACGAGCCAAGTGTATTCAACAGACATTAGATGTTCTCCAATTTGTCCCACGACTGAGTTGCTTCATCCCAACGATACATACCGCCGTCTGTCGGGTAAGGTATTGGTGCTTCCCAATGACAAGTTTCAGTATTAAATAGCCAAGAGGGAAATGTTTTTGGCGGAATAAATGCGTCTAAAACTTTATCGTAAACAAACCCAATACCCGCATAATTCTTGCGAAAATTTGCGTTGTAGCTTGTCTGTTTCCAGTTTGAATACCCGCCAGACCATTGCGTTAAGAACGTAATTCCAACAGGTTCACTTTCTGGAAAAGGTAAATCTCCGCAATCGGAGTTATTAACTACATTAACTTCTAGCACAACATTATTGTCATCAAGTTTTGCAAAGTGCGCCACTTACTAATTCCTTATGCTGTAAATGTGCCGTTGCCGGTAAAAGTATGGATTGTATTACCGCCGGAAGAGGTAACAGTCCCGCCAGTTCCTTTTTGGGAACCCGCATAGCTAATTATCACAATACCAGATCCCCCCGCACCACTGGTCTGAACACTGATACCTTCGCCGCCGCCGCCGCCGCCAGTATTTGTACCGCCGCTACCGCCAACAGCTAAAGCTGTGTTCGTAGTTAGTACGCCATTGCCACCAGGATTTAACGCAGATCCACCGCCCGTGCCGCCGCTTGCTGTGCCTCCAGAATAAAATATAGCCCCGCCGCCGCCGCCGCCCAGACCACCATTGCCTGATGTTATGGAACCGCTGCTGGCTTGCGCGCCGCCGCCGCCGCCGCCAGCCCAATAAAGACTTGTCCCGTTTATGGACGAAAGATACCCGTTGCCACCGCTACCAGAGACTGTTCCACTAAATGATCCGCCATTTGTTGGCCCACCACCACCTCCGCCGCCAGTCATATACGGGTTGCCGCTAGCTGAAGCATTGCCGCCATTGCCGCCTTGACTGCCTGTGCCGCCGGTTCCTGCGTTAGGCACGCCCCCGCCACCGCCGCCGCAACCACCATTGCGTCCGTTATTAACAGGGCCGCTACCATAAGCTCCACCCCCGCCACCGCCATTCGCAGTAGCTAAAGCGCCGACAGTTGTGTTACTTCCATCATTTCCCTGAAGACTTCCGCCGCCAACCGCTGTACCGCCCGCACCGATGCCTATCGAAATTGTTGTTATGCCTGAGGTGACCGTATAAGACGCTGCGTAATAGCACCCGCCACCACCGCCGCCACCAGCGGTGCCGCCAGAGCCGCCGCCAGCGACAGCTAGATAACTAATGTTATATGCTGGACTAGGCCATATTCCACTACCTTGAGCTACTTGAGCGCGCTCTAGATTCCATACACCAGAAGCCGAACCTGTTGTTGGCGTATTAGCAGGGCCAAGTATGCCGCCATTCCCGCGTGAGCTAGGCATTAGGAAATAACCTCGTAAGAAATCGAAAAGGTTAAGTTGTTAGCCGTGCCAGATGTAACTGAAATACAATTATCTTCTAATAAATATACGCCGTTTGATTTTTCAATAATTACAAGTGAAGCATTTGCAGGCACAGACACTGTAGACGCTATCGGAAAGGCCGTGCCGCCAGATGGCGCGCTACCTTCAACAGTTTCATTTGTGTAGTAAGACACGGTGCAGTTAACCGCAGTGCCAGAAGTATTAGCTGCAACAAGACTGTTAATTTTGACAACAGTGCCGGAGGAAGCTGCGTTATTAAGTATTGAAACCGCAGCGGTGCTACTTGGCGTTCTAACTAAAGTCCCGCCTAGAATAGATGTGACATTGACAATATTCGGGTTAGCCATTTTATCCTCCGAAAACTACAGACATCGCTACAGCGAAACCCGTAGTGGAAATTGTGCCGGTAGAAGCCGGAAGGGTGAGTGTGTTGGAGCCTGCAACAGCTTTTGCAGATAATGTTATGCTGCCGGATGTTGAGCCACGCAAAGCGACTGAGCCGTTCACGTCTAGCTTTTGCGCTGGACTTGTAGTTCCAATACCTATGTTACCAGCAAAATAGTTATCAGCAGTTCCAGCAGCGTAGAAGTTATAACGACCTGTGCCGGATGGTATATCACCATAGAAACCATAGTTATTAGTTGCGCCGATTATATTAGCTGCGGCTCTATATCCTATTTGATTTGTTATTGCGGAACCAGCGCCAATCGTTCCTTGACCAGCATAATAATGTTCTAAGTTTGATAATGTGAAAGATGCAGCGTTCGTATTGATATTAGTTACAATACCTCTAGCAAATGCAGTAACATCAGAAGCTACGTTATAATTAAGATACTGCTGGAATATTACTGTGCCGCCAGTAGCAGTTCCACCTAACGTAAGGCCAACAGTTGAGCCGTTAGGTGCAGAGCCTATACCAACGCGGCCAGAGCTATCAATGCGCATACGCTCGGAGCCGCCGGTGAAGTAAGTAAGCACGCCAGAAACAGTAGTTGATTTAAGTTCTGACGACGACGCTTGAAAAGATGCGTAGTTGGTGCCGCCGTTGTTTGATAAGAAATTAAGTCCTCCAAGGTTGTCTGATGATCTACCTTGAACAGCTATAGCAACAGCATTGGACGCCAAGCCAACAACGGATAAAGGGTAACTTGGTGCTATCGTCCCGATGCCAACATTACCTACGCTATCAATCCTCATACGCTCTTGCGACGTAACAGTAGAAGCTGGCGTAGTAGCAAAAGCTAGATAGCCAGGAGCGTTAGTGCTCGTAACAGTCTGCTCTGCACCAGCCATAATGTAAGCACAACTACGATACGCTGCGCCATCGTAACCAAAGAAGTTATAGATACCGATTGCTGATGCTGTTAAAGCAGTTGGAGCGGCTTGCGTTCCAGCAGCGCGAGCAATAATCATACGCGCTTGGTCTGTGGCATATGCGTCTGCTCTAAAATTACCAGAAATGTTAAGCGTTGTTTGAGGGGACGCAACTCCGATGCCTACATTACCTGTGCTATCAATGCGCATACGTTCAGTATCAGACGTGCCAAAAATAATAGGCGTAGCACCGTTAGTGGTTATTACGCCGCCGGAAGTATTAATAAATTGCAACGAGCCAAGATTAGCGGTAGCCAATCCACAAAGAGTTCCAGTAGTAGCTGAACTATATTGACGTAATAGTACAGAACGATACGAAGGCCCAGAATTATAATCTGACGCGCCAGCAACTATCTCTGTTGAGGCTGCTGTATTACTTGACTTAGTAAATATTCCATTTCCAATAACATCAATTTTATAGACTGGCGATGTGTTGGTAATACCTAGATTAGTTCCGCTAAAGTAAAGATTAGCGCTTGTGCTTAATGCGCTTGTTCCGTTACCAAACGGAATATAACCAGCCGTAAGCGTAGATAAGCCAGTGCCGCCGTTAGCTACGCCTAATGTGCCGGATGTAATATTTCCCGCACTCGTTAAATCAGCAGCTAGTGCGGTAATAAATACTTGCGCGTTTGTTGTAACGCTAATCGGAGATGTGCCGTATGTCGTTCCGTTATAGGACTGCGTTACGGTTCTGGTAAGAGTTGTTCCGCTGGACGTATATGTGCCGGTTCCAAACTCAAAGTTAGCACCATCTTCTATTGTATAACTAACGACATCGCCGTTAGCTACGCCAGCGGTAGCAAAAGATTGATAGCCTAAAACAGCGGCACTTAACGTCAGTGTTCCAGTTCCCGTTGAGGAAATGGACATTCTGGCGCGGTTGAACATCTTAGCCATAAGCGTTTAATCCGTTCTATTAGCCGTGTGTGATCGTGCCGGATGTCAGCGTTACGATCTGCCCCGTTGAAATGGCAGTTGCATTAATGATTAGATCAGTGCCAGAGGTGCCAACAGTTAAACCAGAAACAATCACCGTTCCGGCGTTGTTACGGATTTCAGCCAGCGCAGCCGTTCCCGTTGCGCCTGCGGTAGCGGTTAATGGCGTTCCAGATATTGTAAGAACTGCGCCTGACACCGTTCCGGGTGTTGCGCTAAGAGTATAACTAACAAGAACGCCCGTTGTGCCAGAAAGCGCAGAAGTGCCGATTACAATGTATCCAGCGCTTGCGGTTCCAGTGGAGGCCGCGGCAACTTTACTTGCAATTAAGTCAGCGACAAGCTGCATACGGTTTGTCTTGAGTGTGGCGCTATACGTTACAGCCATAATCTATGTCCTCTTTCAAAAGCCCTTGCGCGCAGCGACAAGTTTGGTTTGTGAACGGACAGCGCGGTCAGCTTCGACCTCAATGTCCCTAAGAATTGTTTGGTAAGCGCCTTCCCATGTCTGGATGCGTTCATCGGCTTTAAGATATGGAGCCGAATGCAACAGGGAGCCGTAGAGATATAAGTCGGGATAACGCGACAACACCCAATTCGTAGGCGTCGTGTTGTTAAGCGGCGTAAGGCGTGCGTAATACCAAAGATCCAATGTCTCTGGCGCTGTCTGCCCTGGCGCAGGAATAAGACGAATGCGATTGCCCAAAATTGTATAATAGATTGGGCTACTCATACTTGTGGACGTTGGCGTAGATGGCGGATACGCGCCAACAGCGTTACCCCAACCATTTGCCATGACATTTTTAGATTGATCGGGAGAAATATAATCAATCGACACTGACGTATCTTGATCTGCCATCTGAAACACAGCGACAAAATCAGTTGGCAGTGGCACGTAATTATCAATAACCGTCGCTTGTGCGCGGTTAATCATAAAGGGATGTTTGACCCTAGACATATCGCGCTGAATGCGCGTTGTCGCCAAAACCGTGAAGTCAGGAATAACGGACGTTAGATCCTGACGGTTCAACGTGTCTGCAATTTTATTGCAAAGACCTTGATAGGTGGCGCTGAATGTCGGATCGGCAAAAGTCGTCAAAACCGAAACTCCCTCGTTCGATAGGGAGCGGCTTCAATCGAGTTTAGCCATTTTTTAAATAGGACTTTATCGCCCCAGATCCCGCGCTTGATAAGATCGTATTGAACGAGAACTGGAATAGACGCGGCGTGAACAACATCGCCTAGTCTTTCGTTCTTTGAATAGTTGCTGCGTTTCTCATGCGCAAAATCACGCAACTGACTGTCGTCTTGCGTTGTCTCAAAGTGCATGATGCCTTCGTCGTCAATGACAAGACGTTGGCGAACCCCGTTCATGGGGTCTACGTCAAAGTTGGGATCATCTAAGGGTCTAAATCCAGACATTCAATCTGTCCTGTCTGTCTATTTGTATAACAGACAGGTGGCCCAAAAGCCACCTGTCCTAACACACGCTACGCTTACGAAGTCGTGACGTTGGCGATTGTCGCGTGAGCGCGTTCAGTGCCGACGACAAGGGTATATTCCACCAACATCTGAGTGCGCTTGCTGTCGCCCGTCTTAGCCAGCGGATTGCGCTGGAATGGACGGAGATAGCCGATTTTTGCATACTCAGGGTCAATCAAGTGAGCGAAGGTTTCGTTTGTAAACCTATTTGGAACTATGTCTAAATTTCCGAAATCGGAAACGTAAACATCAGCCGCCCCAAGAATGAACGTCTGCTTTGGCGATGGGCGGTCTACGCGGTTAAGCGCGATACCGGCAAAGCCAGAAAAGCGGACTTTATTCACGGGTCCAACCATGAGCATTTTAGCTTCGCCGCCCGCTGTCCAGAGCGACTGCATAGCTGTCTTGAGCATGGCTTCGGTAAACGCCGCAGGCGACGTCAGGGCTGTCCAGCCAGCGTTCGGATAACCGTCGTTGGTTGAAGACATGGTAGGAGCAGTAGCGCCGTTAGCGACAATGTTGGTTCTGATCCAGGCAGGAAAACCAGCAAGTTTGCGCGCCGTGGAGTTATTTCCGACAACCGCAGCTTGGTTCGTCAGAAGTATCTGTTCCATATCGCGTTTTAGCTCGCGGCCTCTCTTGGCTAAAAGATAACTTTCGAGAGTTTTCATACCTGCCGTGTCTACAGCGCCGGTCGTGCCAGACACGTTAATGGTCTTCTGGCTGATCTGCGTGTAATTGCCAACGCGGTTTGTCGCCACGAATGCTGTGTCTGAAGCATCCGCGCCTTCGATTACGGCGTTGGTAGCATCAGCGGCAGCGAGAATGTCTGTCTGCCACTCATGGTATGTGTTGTCTACGCTCTCACGTCCAATGTTAGACATAAACGGGGTAGCCGTAGGGCTGATATTGTAAATAATATCAGTAAGATCCTCTCTTACTGCTTTGGTGTTGTCATAACGGGTTACTGTAGCCATTGTCTTGTCCTATTACCTACAGAAGCGATCTAAAAGCAGCCGCAGCGTCTTCGATGCGACCAGTTTGAGCGAGACGTTTCCGGGCTTCCTGGCTCTGTCTAACGCTGCGCGCGGCAGGTGCGACGACCGAAGGCGTTGGGCGGATGGCTTTTTCGAGAGGAACGTCGGGCCGCGGGCGACTTGCGACTAAGGCGTCGTAGCGCATCGCTTTCCAGAGAGCGGCGACGGCGCGGGGGTCATAGGCTTGGTCTAGTTCTTGGTCAGAATAACCGAGCTTCTTTCCGTATTCCCGCAGTTTGGGCCGATCACGCTCAAACGCTTTCTCGTCTTTCCACGCCGGTATCAGATCGGGGAGCCGTTTGCGGGCTTCAGACACGGATGCCTGCACCTGCTTTAGCTGTTCCTCCGTCTGTTGCGATTGAACGCGCTGCAATTCTGAGAATGCAGCATTCAACCGCCCCACTGCTTCCTCGTATTTGTCTTTTTCCAAGACATACGCGAGGGGGTCTGTCTCACGCAGTGCAGGATCGGGTTGCTGTGGCAAACTTGCTTGAAGCTGTTGCGCCAAAGCTGGGAGAAGTTGCGCGTATTGCGCTCTTTCTTCCCTCACCTGCTCCGCTTCCGCATGAAAGGATTTCCTTTCATGGGCTAGAGCCTCAGTTTTCCGGGTGTAGTCCGCCGTCCTTGAGTAACCTTTGAGCAATTCGTCTAGCGGGACTTGCATCTCCTTGCCGTCAACTTTGACGGTGTAGACCTTGTCCGCGTCGTCTTGCTCCTCGGCATCCTCTTCGGGTGCGTCGGGGGATTTCTCGGCCTCGTCGTCTTCGGGAGCCTCTTCGACTTCATCAGACGCCGTCTCTTCGGCCTCGTCATCCGCGCCGTCTTCAGCTTCGGCTTTCGCCTCTACTTCTGGCGGCGATTCGGCTGTCTCGCTTTGGGACCGCTTCTGTTTTTCCCCGTATTCGGGGGACAAAAGACGCTCAAACCTTGCGGCAGCATCTTCGACACTGCCGGACCCTTCGGGGTTTATCGGCGCAGTCGTTAAATTGTCTGTCATGTTAGTCCTTCCTTATTCAAGACACAAGATTAAAATTAACCCTGTCCTCTGGCGCGCTCTGCCTTGATGGATCTTTCAGCCTGCGCCTTCTTCATCTTCATGTTTTCGATCAGACCGTTAAATCTGTCTCGGAACATGCGAGCGCCGCGCACGCGGTTAAACGCTTCTTCGCGTTCTTCCGCTGTCTTGAACTGCCCCGCCGCCCACGCATCGACTAAACCTTTTTCAAGTTCGGCCATTACGAGGCGGAAGGCTTCGGAGTTCTCAATATACTCGGCGTCGTTACCAAGACGGATTGCGTCGTCTACGATCTGGGTCATGCGTTACCTGCGGGTTGTGCGAGGGGGCTTTGTGTCTGCGCCGCAAGTGGCGACGGTTTAGACGGCGCGGATGGCGCAGCCTGTGGCCCCGGTTGATTGGCGCTAATGCCAATGTTGGTAAGAACTTGTGCGGACGTTTGTTTCTCTCTGTCCATGAGAGCGTCGGTCAACGCTGTAATGTCTGGGCGTGGACGCTGGACATAATTAAGTATCTCTTCGACATTAATCGGCGCGCCGTATTTTGCAGACAGGTCAGCAGCGCGCAAAATGGTATCTGCTTCCATTTTGTCGCGCTGCAAGTCTTCGTCTAACTGCAATTTGGCGCGCGATATGGCTTGGCCTTGGAGCTTGGCGAACGTGTCGCTTTGGGCTTTGGCAAGTTCGACTTTGGCGAGTAAGACATTGGGGTCGATTTGTTGAGCTTTGGCTGCTTGTTCGGCTTGCGCAAGTTGGGCCTCCATTTCTGGCGTTATTGGTGTGAAGAAACTATCGGGGTTCTTGTATCCAGCCTTGCGAACTAACTGCGCCAATGTCTGTTGATACTGGCTCAGTTTCACAAGTGGATTGCTCATGCCCATGAGTTGCAAGATTTGCTCTTGCTTCTGGGCAATTTGTGCCAGGAACGTCATTTGCTGCGCGTCATCGCCGCGGCCTAATGCGACAGACACAGTGCAGTCCATGTCTGCGTCCCATGTCGTCGGATCTATTGGCGTCCACTGTCCACGCAGTCTAACCATTAAAGGTTTGTCTTGGTGGCGGCAGATAAGTTTTAACAATCCTGTGAAGAGTTGCTTGCATCCTGTCTCAGCAAAGATGCGCGCAATAATTTCAATTCGCTCTTGCGCTGCGCTAATTTGCGCCGTGACAGCAGCTTTTGTTGTGCTTTGCAACAGATCAGCATCAAGACCTTGACTTGCCGGGGTGACGCCCGTCCGCTGTGCTTTAATTTCATCCATATATTCCAAAATTGGCATTGCGGCTTGGCCGACAAATGGCGTGGATAAATCCTGCACAGCGCCAATCTGGCGCATACGAATGATCGCCCCTACTTCTTTGTTAAGGACGTCGTCCATGTTGACTTGTCCCTCAACCACAGCGGTGCGGGGAAAGATGGATTGCGCGAGACTGTCCATTGTGGCGCGCAGGACGTGGGACTTGATACGCTGCAAGTCCATCGTGCTATCCGCAATAGATTGTCCAAAGATTGTGTGGGGCTCTGGATCTGGGCAGAACAATGCAAATGGCGCATGATCGACAACCTCATCGCGTAACACATAGCAACCAGAACCAATGCAATGGATGCAACGCAATTCGGCTATGCCATCGCCATCCTTGTCGATGCGCATATAAATCTTCATATATTTGACGCGCATCATTGACGGGTCAGGCGGATAGTTAGGCCAGCCGTAACCGGGATTGCGCTCTACTTCCTCAAAGTTCCAATACCAATTCTCATCTTGTCCTGGCGCGCCGTGTTCACGCACTTCATCTTCATCAAAGCCCATCTGCACAAGCTCTGACACAGTGACCATGTCTCTGTATCCGACAAGATCATAGAACTTGTCTGTGTCTCGTGCGCGGCGGTCAATGACAAAACATTCTGGCGGTAAAGCGCGAACGCGGTATTTACGTTGCTGATCTACAAGACGCACAACAATCGCGTATGTCTGCGCATATGGCGCAATCGCGGGCTCTGGATTTATTGCAACAAATTCCGCATTGGGATTTTGTTGCTGAAACATTAAAACTTCTTCCTCAGACAAGCCTGAAAAATGTTTTTCAATTACACGGTCTTCGCTTTCAGCCCACCACGTAACAATGCCGAGCTTTTTCAAAAGTGCATCTTTGAACGCAGAATAAAGAATATTAAATCCTGGGTTCATATCTTGGAAAATAAAATTAATTGCGTCTGACGCTTGTTCCGCAGCCGGGATAGCTTGCGCAGTTCGCGGCATATAATCGACAATCTTGTCGCCTGACGTGAACACGCGCATTAAAGAAGGAAGAATAGATTGAATTGTGTCTCTTACTTCCGTGAGCACAATCTGCGAGCGACCATCTTCCTCATCTCCGAAAGGCCCACCCTTATAATATTCCGCCGCAGCGATACGCGCAGGCGCGACATAGCTATCGACATATAGTTCCGCCTGCTCGTAGGCTTTAAAAACGCGAGACTGAAACTCGACAGGATCAAGAGGACGAAACTCTGTGCGAATAGGCGTAGGAGAGCTTTCATCAGAACTCGATGGCGGTTCCGCAGTTTGCACATAATCCGTATTGGTTTCACGGTCATTCTCGCCTTGCATCGTATTACGAATGCCATCTACGTATTTTGGACGCAGGCGTCGGTCCTCATCATTGTCGTCCAAGTCTGCGACTAGACCAGGAACATCAGAACGCGACGTATTCGAGATACCATCAATAGGAGCGCGTGACTTTCTACGGCGGGCCATTTGGTATTATCCTTTTCAGCAAATCGAAATTCGACGTTGGAGAGGTTTGCCTGGAACCCATGACGCCATGCGACCCCCGACCATCGCGCCACGTCCGGCAAATGTAAGTGCTAAAGCATCAGCAAAGTCAGGTGAGCGACGAAGACGTTTCTTCATCTCGCCCTTACTCTCAACTTGCAGTTTGCCGCTTGAGGTAAAGCTATATTTTGGTGTGACTAAATCCGCGCGCAGGCTTTCTTCATTAGGTAATCTGCACGCGCGTTGCGCAAGGAAATCTCTTACTGAAATCCAGAGTTCGTCTCTGAGACGATTGGCTTTTGGATTGAGAGCGCTAACTTCTGAGACATTGACATCTCTGACAGGTAAGCCAAGCTCTCTAAGCCTGTCAGCCAGACCAGCGCCAAGACCAATGCTATCAACATTGATCTCTTCTGGCTTAAGTTGCTCGGCTTCATTTACTATGGCTCCGCATAAGGACATGAGGTCGAGGCCACGCCATGACCTAAAGTGCATGACGACATTACCTTGGCGGACACAAAGGACAGCGGCATCGTCGCCAAAACGTGCGGGGTCAACACCGAAAAGTATTGGCTCGTTTGTGTCGTGGTGGATGTCTCGACGCATTGCGGCGTCAACCAATTCGGCTGGGATAAGGGTATCATCATCAGCAAGAGGAAATTCACCCAGAACACGCACACGAAAAGCGTTCGAGAGTTCGCCATAAGTGTCCTTAATCTGTTTAACGAAATCCTCTGTGACGCGGGGCGACGTCACGCATGAAACGTGCATCGTGCGCCACTCAGGCGCGAGTTCATGGTGCGTCTTATAAAAGAGGCCGGAAGATCGCGTCGGGTTTCCAATAAGAACTGTTGTCGCGTTGTGGCCGGACATAGATCCCGCCGCGCTTTCAAACACTGCTTCCTCGACGGCGCTGGCTTCGTCCACGATCAACAGCACGTTATCACTGTGGACACCGGCCAGCGCCTCAGGCTTCTCTTTGCTAGACGTGCGTGCTGACACGAAACTAGCCTCTGGAGAAGACTTCAAAACTATTCTGTCTGTCGTGATATCAAATAGCTGCCGCATATATGCGGGCAGTTTGTTGATCCAGAATTTTATTTCCGCGAACAACGCATCATAAAGCTGCGGCGCGGTTGGTGCTGTGCAAACTACTTTTTGCGGATAGCGCGTTATAAGGTGCCAGATTACGGCCCAAGCGCAGGCAGTGGATTTTCCAACGCCATGCCCTGCCCTGACTGATATGCGTCGCGCGCCGGATTGTATGTGAGATAAAAATTCTTCCTGCCAAGGATCTGGCTCTGCGCCAAAAACATTCTTGACCAGGTCCGCGGGGTTTTCGCGGTAACGCAACACGAAATCAACGAACGGGTTATCTTTGTCTTTTGATGGCGGTGTCGATGCGGTCTGCAACGCAGGCGAAGATGCAGACACAGCCGTAGAGGAAGAGGACAAAGGAGGCTGCGAAGGAGACGCAGATTGCGGCGCAGGCGATGGCCGCGTAGTCGCGGGCTGCTTGGGCTGTTTCTTTGAAACGCACGGCGGTTGCTCCGTGTTTACAATCTCTGGTAAACCACCAAAATATTTTTCAAAAACAGACGTAAATTGTTCTTGGGGTGGTGTGGGGG